GTCCACATCTCATCGAACGCCCGTTCGAACATTCGAACCCGCGTTCGACGTCTACACACACGCACGTTTGGGGTCTGGAGGCCGCTGTGGCTCTGTCCGAATCTGCTGCGTCTGGTGACCGACTGAAGGCGCTCCACGACCTGCGTGACCTGCTCGCTCGCTCCATCGAGGAGTGCGATTCGCTGCGTGACATGGCGGCTCTGTCGGGTCGGTTCCAGGCGGTGTTGGAGGACATTTCGAAGCTCGAGGGTCCGAAGGAAGTGGGCGATGGTGTCGACGAAATCGCTCAGCGTCGGGCTGCTCGGCGGGCAGGCTCAGCCTCGCGTTAGGTTCGCGCCGGCGTCGAAGTTGAATGCTTGGGAGGATGTCGCTGATCTGTCGGCGAGCCTCGGTGTTCCGCTGGATGACTGGCAGGAGCAGGTGTTTGAGGCCGCGATGGGTGAGCGGGCTGACGGCAAGTGGGCGTCTCGTCTGGTCGGCATCTCGACTCCTCGGCAGAACGGCAAGTCGCAGCTGATTGTGGCTCGTGCGCTTGCTGGTGTGTTGCTGTTCAACGAGCAGACGATCATCTGCTCGGCGCATCAGACGGACACGGCCCGCGAGGTGTTCCAGCGGCTCCTGGATGTGATTGACGACAACCCGTCTGTGTCGAAGCGCGTGGATAGTGTGATGAAGGCGCTGGGTCGTGAGTTCATCCGGTTCAAGGGTGGTCAGACGATCCGTATCAAGGCGCGGTCGGTGTCTGGGTCGCGTGGTTTCTCGTCGGACTGTCTGCTCTTGGATGAGGCGCAGATCCTCGGTCGGCCGGCATGGTCGTCGATCCTGCCGACGATGTCTGCGCGCGATAACCCGCAGGCGTGGCTCCTTGGTACTCCCCCGACTCCTCAGGATGACGGTGAAGTGTTCGAGCAGTTCCGTGAGCAGGGCATCGCGGGTACGGGTCGCAGGATCGCGTATCTCGAGTGGTCTGCTGAGCCGACTGATTCGTTCGATGACCCTGAGGTGTGGGCGAAGGCGAATCCTGCGTTCGGTAAGCGCATCCAGGCTGAGGCGATTGAGGCTGAGCGTTCGGCGATGTCGGATGAGCAGTTCGGCATGGAGCGTCTCGGCATCTGGCATGCGGAGTCGTCTTCTCGTGTGATTGATGAGCAGGCGTGGGCCCGTGTGGCTGATGCGTCGTCGATGCCTGTTGACCGTCTGACGCTGGCGATTGACGTGCCACCGGACCGCGGCATGGTTGCCGTGTCGCTTGCTGGTCGTCGTGCTGATGGTCGCTGGCATGTGGAGCTCGGTGAGCATCGTCGTGGTGTGGATTGGGTTGTGCCGTGGATTGCGAAGTTCGCGGAGCGGAACCGTCTGCATGCTGTGGTCGCGGATGAACTGTCGGGGCTGGTGGAGAAGCGGCGTGACCGTCACTATCTCGTCGGTTCGGATGTGGTTGTGACGTTGGCTGCTGCGGAGGGTCGTGACATGGCGATCGCTTCTGCGAAGTTCTACGACGCGGTCATGGATGAGTCGCTGCGGCACACGGATCAGCCGCAGGTGAATGTGGCTCTGTCGGTTGCTCGGAAGCGTTCTCTCGGCGCGGGCTGGGCTTGGAACCGCAAAGACCCGACGTCGGACATCACGCCGGTCGTCTCGGCAACTCTCGCTCTGTGGGGCGCTCAAAACGACAACGTGAACCGTCCTAGTCGGCGGTCAGGTGGCAGGACGGCGGTGATTCTGTGAGCGAGCCTCTGCGTGTACCCGGATTCTCTGAGGACGAGACGGTCACGCTGAACCTGCTCATTGAGCAGCTGGATAAGAAGTCTGACCGTAACGTGCTGCGTTCGTCCTTCTATGACGGCAAGCGGGCTGTGAAGCAGGTCGGCGGCGTGATCCCGGCGCAGTACATGAACCTGGGGCTGACGCTTGGCTGGACCGCTAAGGGCGTGGACGGCCTCGGCCGCCGATGCAACATCGACCGGTTCGTGTGGGCTGACGGCGATCTCGACAGCGTCGGCATGGCGGATCTCGAGCAGTCGAACTTCCTCCTGTCTGAACTCTCGCAGGCGCGTACGGACTCGCTGATTCACGGTGTCTCGTACCTGATCACGACGCGCGGTGTCGATGGTGAACCTGACGCGCTCGTGCACGCGAAGTCTGCGCTGGATGCGACTGGTGACTGGAACGTGCGCCGGCGTGAGCTGGATTCGCTGCTGTCGGTGACGTCGCGTGAGGATGGCCGGATCACGGGGTTCGTCCTGTACCTGCCGAACGAGACGATCTCTGCGGAGAAGGACTCGTCTGGCTGGACGGTTGACCGTTCGGAGCACACGTTCGGTGTCCCGGCTGACCCGCTGGTGTATCGCCCGCGTGGTTCGCGCCGTATGGGTCGCTCGAGGATCTCCCGCCCGGCGATGTCGATTCAGATGTCGGCGCTGCGTGCGCTGGTGCGTCTTGAGGCGCACATGGATATCTACGCGATTCCGAAGCTGATCATGCTGGGCGCGGACGAGAGTTCTTTCAAGAACCCGGACGGTACGCGCAGGCCATCGTGGGAAGCCGTGATGGGGCGCGTGTTCGGGCTTCCGGATGACGATGAGGCGGCGAACCCGCGCGCAGACGTGAAGCAGTTCGCTGCGGAGTCGCCTGAGCCTCACCTTGCGCAACTGAACGCGCTGGCGAAGCTCATGGCTCGTGAGACGGACCTGCCCGACTCGGACTTCGCTCTCACGGACATGGCGAACCCGACCTCTGCAGACGCCTACAACGCGTCGCGGGAGAACCTGATCGCTGAGGCGGAGGGTGCTCAGGAGGATTGGGATGTGCCGATTCGTCGGACGGTGGCGCGGGCGCTGGCGATCCAGAATGGCGAGCAGGGTGTCCCTGACGAGTTCCGGTCGATCGCGCCGAAGTGGCGTTCTCCGGTGTTCCTGTCGAAGTCGGCTCAGGCTGATGCTGGCATGAAGCAGCTGGCGGCGGCCCCGTGGCTTGCTGAGACTGAGGTCGGGCTCGAACTGCTCGGCCTGTCTGAGCAGCAGATTGAGCGGGCGCAGGCGGACCGTCGCAGGAACTCGGGTCGCGCTGTGCTGGCGGCTCTGAGGCCGTCTGCGGAGCCTGAGGCGTCGGATGCCGTCGCCGGTTGAGACTCGTGAGGCTCTTGAACTGGTGACGTTGTCGGCGGTCGCTGAGGCGGTCGCTTTGCCGCGCCGGTTCACTGGCGCTCCTGAGGTTCGTCGTGCGGCGCTGTTGGATGCGGTGCCTGGGCTGATCGCGTACTACTCGGATGGGTCGTCGGCTCTTGCTGCTGACTTCTACGAGGAGGAGCGCGAGCTCGCGGCGGTGTCGTCGCGGTTTCGGGTGCGTCCGGTGGTTGAGGAGCGGACGGCTGAGCAGCGTGCGGCTGTGGCGTGGGCTACTGCGCCGTTGTTCGACGAGTCGCTCGAGGTGTCGGTTGAGCAGCGGCTTGCTGGGGTTGTGCAGATCGAGACGGCTCGTCCGTTCAGGTCGACGATCACGGAGAATGCGCGGCTTGACCCGGATGCGGCTGGGTGGCGTCGGATCGCGAACCCCGGCGCTTGTAAATTCTGCCTCATGCTCGCCGACCGGGGCGCGGTCTACAAGCGGCCCACGGTGCAGTTCGCGTCACACGAGAACTGCTTCTGCTCCGCCCAGCCCGTCTGGTCCACGGACGACACGGTCGAGGCGAACAACTTCCAGTACATGGCGTCGATCCGTCAGCGGACGCCGGCTCAACGGGCCAAGCTCCGCGACTACCTGAATGCCAACTTCCCAGACTCCCCCGGATGAGCCGGGGTGCGCTACGGCCGCGTATCAATGGCCGGTTCTGATGTGCGACGGCACGGAAACGGGAGTACCCAATGAGCACGACTGAGATCCAGGCCGACGTGGGCGAGAGCACCAGCGAGGCCATCCAGGCGCAGACGCAGGAGCCTACGTTCACGCAGGCCGATGTTGACCGCATCGTCAAGGAGCGCATCAAGCGTGCTGAGGCGAAGTTCGCTGAGGCGAGCGCGTCCGAGAGTAGGACTCTCGAGCAGCGTCTTGCGGAGGTTGAGGCGCGGGCTGTGCGGGCGGAGACGGAGCGGCTGCGTAGTGATATCGCGGCGAAGTTCGGTGTCGCCCCTGAGGATCGTGATCTGTTCCTGACGGGTACTGACGAGGACACGCTCACTGCGCAGGCGAAGCGGCTTGCTGAGCGGGAGTCCGAGCGCAAGAAGCACGGCAACGTCGCACCTCGCGAGGGAGCCACTACCAACTCTGGCGAGTCGGACGGTCTGCGCGATTTCGCGAAGACGCTGTTCGCCTCCGCCAACGAATAACCAGAAGGAGGGGCAGCAATGGCTGTTCTCAACACCAGCGGGCTGAGTGTCCCCACTCAGCTCATCGACCCGTGGCTCCGTAACGTCTCCGAGGGCTCTGTTGTCTCGCAGCTCTCGCAGGCTGTGCCGATGAAGTTCGGCGCGGGCGAGGCGTTCGTGTTCGACATCGGTGAGGCCGAGTACGTCGGTGAGGGCCAGAACAAGGGCGCTTCGACGATCACCTCTTCGGTGCAGCGCGTCGAGCCGTACAAGTTCCACAAGACCGTCCGCTGGACCGAAGAGGTTCTGTGGGCTGACGAGGACTACCAGCTCGGCGTCATCCAGGAGATCCTGCAGCAGATCCAGCCGGCGCTGTCGCGTGCGCTCGACTTCGGTGTTCTGCATGGCGTGAACCCGGCGACGGGTACGCGTCCGGCTGCGATGGCTCAGGCGCTCACGGACACGACGAACGTCGTCTCGACCGGCTCGGGCGTTGCCCTGCTGGACGCGGCTGACGCGCTCGTGCTCACGTCGGGCAACGTGCCCTCGGACATCGCTCTCGCTCCGGGCTTCGCGGGCCAGTTCGCGACGCTCCGTGACGATGCGGGCCGTCGCCTGTTCCCGGACCTGAACCTGGGCGCGGGCATCTCGTCGCTCGAGGGCCACCGTGCGGCTACGTCGCGGACGGTGTCGGCTGATGGTGTCATCGCTGGCGGTTCGGGTATCGGCGCGTTCGTCGGTGACTTCTCGACCGTCCGTTGGGGCATCCAGAAGTCGATCCCGCTCGAGCTGATCCGTTACGGCGACCCGGATGGTCAGGGTGACCTCAAGCGCAACAACCAGGTCGCGTTCCGCGCGGAGGTTGTCTACGGCTGGGGCATCGCGGACATCGACGCGGTCGCGAAGATCACGGTCGCCGGCGCGTAATGCCGTCGTTCACGAACGAGTCGACGGGGGTGGTCGTGTCTGTCTCTGACAGCACGGCCGCCCGCCTCGGTCGGGAGTGGGTTGCGGAGAAGGCTAAGCCTGCTTCGCGGTCCTCGAAGAAGTCTGAAACCAAGTCCGACGAGGACTGATGAGGTGAGGGGGCGGTCATGGCTGTGACTCCCAGCATGCTTGCGGTGGCGCTTGGTCAGGCCGCCCCCGAGCCGGGTTCTATTACTGAGCAGCAGTGGAACCTGTGGATCGATGACGCTCTGATGCTCATTGATTTGCGTCGTGAGCAGGTCGGTGTTGTTGAGCCGATCGATGAGTCGAAGCTCGACTATGTGGTGCGTGAGGCTGTCGTCGCGCACATCAAGAAGCCGGATGACGCGACGCAGGTGACGATCTCGGTCGATGATGCGTCGTCTTCCAGGTCGTACCGGTCGGGTAAGGGCCGGGTGACGATCCTCGATGAGTGGTGGTCGCTGCTGGGCCTGACTGCCGCGTCGGGTGCGTTCTCGGTTGACATGGTGGGTGGCGGTTCGCGTCATCTGCCGTGGTGTGCGCGGATGATGGGTGCGCTGTATTGCTCGTGCGGTGCTGACATTGCCGGCTACCCGATCTATGAGGGTGGCGACGACCTGTGAGCCTCGGTTGGGATGTGGCTGCGGCGCTCCCTGGGCTGCAGGCGGCGGCCGAGTCTCGGATGCGGGACACGTGGCGCTGTGAGCGGGGCTCTAAGCGCGTCTTCGATGACGTGACGGGTGAGTGGACGGAAGCGCCGGGATCGGTCGTCTACGACGGTCCTGGGCGGCTCCGCGACCAGGATGGTGACTCCCCGCGCCTGATTGTGCAGGGTGAGACGACCGCGACTGCATCACTGAGGCTGTCGCTGCCGGTGAGGACGTCGGGTGGTCTGCGGATCGACGATGTGCTCGAGTGCACGGACTCCCCTGACGAGTCGATGTTGGGCCTGCGTGCTCGGATCACTGACCTGCACATCCAGTCCGATTCGTCTGCTCGGCGGTTCAGTGTGGTGGTGGAGTCGTGGCCGACGACCTGAGCCAGCTCGCCGCGGACCTGTCTGCCGCACCTCGGGAAGCTTGGCCCCTGATCGGTAAGGCGCTCGGCGTCACGGCCCTCAAGGTCAAGAAGGACTGGGCTGAGAACCTGGGTGGCACGAACAACCGCGGGTCGGCGTTCAAGCGGGTTGGCGCGGCAGTCGACTACGACGTGCGCGTGCTGGGCGTCGGTACAGGCCTCGAGGCTGAGATCGGGCCGAACCTGGCGCGTCCGCAGGGTTCGTTCGCGGGCTGGTTCGAGGAAGGGCAGGCGAATATCCCTGCTCTGCACGCCGGCTACTCAGCGATGAAGGCGAACGAGGGCGACTTCGAGCAGGGGCTCGCGATCGCGGTAGAGCAGGCGCTCAAGAAGGTGGGGCTGTAGATGTCGTCCCGAGCTCATACGTCTGCGCTGCTCGCGTTCCTGCGTGCTGATCCGGGGTTGAAGGATGTCGTGTTCGACGGCATGGTCCCCGGTCAGGCTCCGAGCCGCTACGTGCTCGTCTTTGCACAGTCGATGGATCACGAGGTCGACCGGATGGCCGGTCGGCAGCGACCCCTCACTGCGCGGCACACGATCCACTCCATCGGGCAGGTTCCGGCTGAGGCTCAGTGGCTAGCGGACAAGGTATCTGCGCGGCTGGTTGGTGCTCGCATCCCGGTTGCTGGTCGTCGTTCGTCTCCTGTGCGGCACGAGTCGGGCGATCCGCTCCGTGTTGACACGGGCGGGAACTCGCCGGCCGTCTACTTCCTCGCTGATGACTATTCGTGGGTTTCGACCCCGTAAGGAGAGAACAGCAATGGCTGATCTGGTTTGGGCGCGTGATCGCGACACCAACAAGGTCGGGCAGTTCGAGGAGTCATTCCTCGCTGCTTGGCCGCTGCAGTATCACCGGCTCTCAGAGCCGCCGAAGACTAAGTCGCGAGCATCCGCCGCGACTTCCGTCCCCGAGGGGACTGACAAGGAAAGGGGCGCATAATGGTGCGCGCTGTCAACGTCCCCCGCAATGTGGACGTCAACACTAACCTGTCGATCACGGCCTACCCGGAGGCAGGCATCGCCGACCCCTCCGCGCCGACTGTTGCCGAACTTGGCGCTGGCGTCGAGGTCGTCTACGAGTTCCCGCCGGACGGCTGGAACGAGAGCTCCTCGCAGGAGACCATCCAGGATCCTCGCCTGTCGCTCGCCGACGTGCCCGAGGCTCCGGGTAAGTCGACCACGAGCCTCGAGCCGACGTACTTCTACGGCGACCCGGAGCTGGAGCTTGACCCTCTGCTCGTCAAGGATGCGCGGATCTTCATCGTCGTTCGTGACACGGTCGATGTGACGGACGACTTCGCGGCGGCTCAGAAGGTCGACGTGTATTCGGTGATCGTCGGCAAGCCGCGCAAGAACCGCGCGACGGACGGCAAGCAGACGAAGACCACGAAGCTGTTCGTTCAGCAGACGTGGACGGATGTGGCTGTCGTCGCCTGACGTTCTCTCTTGACTGCCCTGGCAGGGGCACCGGCTCCGTCCCTGCCAGGGCTTCCTGTTTCACCGGTGCCGGAAGTAGGAGCCACAAATGACTGATCTTGATTCCCTGCTGGATGAGGCAACTCCCGCGTTCGAGGACGTGCGGATCTGCCTGGACGGCGCACGCCGAGCCGAGTGGAATGCTCTGGCCGAGGTAGCGATGGGGCGTGATGACGCCGCGGGCTCAGACGCACGCATGGCGGCCCCTTCGCCTGCCGCGGTTGCGCGGAAGAAGCTTGATGCGCTCGCTGATGAGCTGCGTGAGCGGATGCTGACGATCCGGGTGTTTGCGCTCCCTGGTACGCAGTGGGCGTCGCTCAAGGGCAAGTACGCGCCGCGTAAGGGTGACAAGTACGACGAGCAGAACGGCTTCAACATTGAGGCGGTCGCTCGGCAGGCGCTCATTTCGCACGGTAAGCGTGTCGTAGGCGACAGAGTCGAGGACATCACTGCGGCTCAGTGGTCGAAGATTCTCGAGAAGATCGGTGGCGGTGATTTCCAGACGCTCATCTTCGCGGTGATCGGCGTGAATCAGCTCGCGGGTCAGATGTTCGTGGGTCAACTGGTAAAAGGCTCGCCGGCGACCAGCAACTCCGCCGGGAAGTAACAGCGGCGACCAAACTCGGCGTCTCCCATAAACGGTTTACCGGGTGGGAGGCGGCCGAGTCGGTCGTTTACGAGTATGACGCGGACGGGCTGCTGGTCGCTTCCCGTGTCACTCGTGAGGTCGAGTGGGATGAGTGGCAGCGTTCGCTGGCCCTCGCGTCCATCGACCTTGAGCGGGAGACAGGCCCGCATGGCATCCCGTTGTGGGATGCGTGGAACCCGACCGCTGAAGACCCTGATGGGGACTTCCGGTTTGTGGTGGATGAGCCGATCACGGATTACGCGGAGCGTGCCCGTTCGCGTGCCGAGAAGGCGTATCGCGAGAAGCACAAGGACGACGACATGGCTGGCGTGATCTTCCCTGTGCGGAAGGTAGCCGCCCGCGACTGAAGTCAGGGACGCACTTCGGGCTCTTGCCCGTACTCCTCGAGAGCGTCCCTGACCACTGCCGAAACCGTCGTGCCTTCGTCCTCTGCTCGCGCCTTGGCGGGTAGCCAGATGTCGTCCGGCACCCGTACCGACCGCAGGGGCGTCTTTGGGCTGTTTGGGCTCACTGCCTAGACGTCGCCCTCAGTGCTGATCCACTCGCTCGCCGTGATGGTGACCGTCCGGGACACGCGGCGCACGTCCGAGCCAGGCTTGACGCGGTATGCCAGGCGACGGGTGTCGGCGTAGCGCTTCTCCGTGAAGGGCGTGGCGCTCACATCCCAATGCTCGGCGACTCCGTTGTGCATCACTTCGACGGCGTACACGGTTTCCGTCTGCGCCTCGGGGCTGGCGTTGTGTGCCCGGACGAATGGGCCGTTCTGGTCATGCTCGATCTTGTTCATGTCCCCATTCTCGCAGGTGTAAATACACCGCGTCAATGGTCAATCTTTGAGGGGGCGTGATGGCTGACCGTACCGTCTCCGTCAAGCTGATCGCTGACGCGAAGGCTTACATTCAGGGGCTTGATGAGGCGGCGCGGAAGACGCGTGACGCCTCGAGCACTATTGAGGCGCGGCTCGCGGCTCAGCGTGACGCGTTCAACCAGGTCGGTGCTGCGGCGACGACTGTGGGTGTGCTCGCGCTCGCTGGCGTGACTGCTGCTGTGGCGGCGTACTCGCAGTTCGACGCGGCCATGTCCGGCGTGCAGGCGGCGACGCACGAGTCTGCCGAGAACATGCAGGCCCTGTCGGACGCCGCGCTCGAGGCTGGTCAGCGGACGGTGTTCTCGGCGAACGAGGCTGCGACTGCGATCGAGAACCTGGCTCGTGCTGGTGTGTCGACGTCGGAGGTCCTCGGTGGCGCGCTCGATGGTGCGCTGGACCTTGCCGCGGCTGGTGAGATTGAGGTCGCGGACGCTGCCGAGATCGCTGCGTCCGCGATGACGCAGTTCGGGCTGGCCGGCGACGATGTCACGCACGTCGCGGACCTACTCGCCGCTGGTGCTGGTAAGGCGCAGGGTGGTGTCGCGGATCTCGCGGATGGCCTGAACCAGTCGGGTCTGGTGGCGGCGCAGATGGGCCTGTCGATCGAGGAGACGGTCGGTTCGCTGACTGCGTTCGCGTCGGCTGGTCTGATCGGTTCGGACGCTGGTACGTCGTTCCGGTCGATGCTGCTGATGCTCGCGAACCCGTCCAAGGAGTCCGCGAAGCTCATGGATGAGCTCGGCCTGTCGTTCTACGACGCGCAGGGCGACTTCATCGGTGTTGAGGGCATGGCCGCTCAGTTGCAGGAGCGGCTGGCGGATCTGACGCAGGAGCAGCGTAACCAGGCTCTCGCGCAGATCTTCGGGCAGGACGCGATCCGTACGTCGGCGATCCTGTACGAGCAGGGCGCTGAGGGCGTCCGCGAGTGGACGTCGGCTGTCGACGATCAGGGGTATGCGGCTGAGACTGCGGCGATCCGTCTCGACAACCTCAAGGGCGACATCGAGGCGCTTGGTGGCGCGTTCGAGACGATGATGATCAACTTCGGTGCGGGCGCTGACGGGCCGCTCCGTGGGATCGTGCAGGGGCTTACCGGGCTGGTGGAGTGGCTGGGCGATCTGGACCCGGCCGCGCAGACCGCGATCCTAGCGCTCGGCGGTGTGGTCGGTGTCGTGGGGACGCTCGGTGGAGGGTTCCTCCTCCTCATCCC